GCGCGTGAGCTTTGGCAGGGTGAACGATGCGACCTGACCGACATAGGCGGCACCGCTGTTGAACAGCATCAGGTCCTTGAGCTTACGGGGGAGACCCATGAGAAACTTTCCTTAGATGAGAGGGGTGCGGGGCCGATCAGCCGTTGGTGACGAGGCTGGCGAAGTCCTGCAGGAACTCGTCGGAGATCTCCTGCTCCAGCCCCAGCGCTTCGAGGGGCGGTACCGGGGTGTAACGGTAGCCGATCACCAGCTGCCCGGCCTTGAGGCTGGCGACCGGGTTCTTGTCAGGGTTGAACACCGCGACGGCGCCGAGGATCTTGCCGGCGCGGGTCAGCGCGCGGAACGCCTCGTTGATCTCGGCGACGATGTCCTTGGCGAGGCTAGGCGTCAGCGGCTTGTCGATCGCCCAGATCATGCCGGCAACGATGCTGTCGCCGAGGATCTGCGCGGTGCGCGTGGCGCTTTCGAACGTGAAGGCGCTATCGGTCGCGGCGCAGGTTCGGTTGCCCCAGAAACGCAGCTCGCCGTTCAGGCGGACGATCGTGGTGACGCCGGCGCCGTTCAGGATCGCGGAATCGCTGTCGTTATCGCCGATGTCGAACTGCACATCTTTCGTCAGGCCGGTGACGCCGGCGACGGGGACGTTCGAGAGCGTCTTGTGCCACCCCTGAGTCTGATCGATTGCCGCACGCAGGCCGAGCGCCCGCGCTACGGCGAAGCTCGGCACGTCAACGCTGTCCACGCCGAGGGGCGCCGTGAAGTCCGGCCAGATGAGCATCAGCTCGCGCTCGGTGAACTTGGCACGATAGGCGGCAACCGCCTGCCGGTTCGCGCCGACCGCGCCCGCATAGGCCATGGCGCGCAGCCGCTTGGCGACCGCGGCGAGGGCTTTCGCGACGTTCTCGGGATCGAGACCGGGCGCGCCGATGATGCGCGGACGCACCCCGATCTGAGCCTCGGCTGCGAGCAACGCCTGCATGCCGGTCTTGATGCCGTTGGCGTCGGCGCCGATCACGTTCGTTGCGGTTGCCGCGGCATCGGCGCCGGGCGCCACGCGCACGACGACAACGGTGGTCCGCACCTGATCGACAATCGCCTGCAGCGCGCTCTTCATCGTGCCATCGTTGCCGGCCGCGGCGATGGCATCGGTCAGCACCGTAACCTTCACCGGCGTATTGAGCGGGAACAGCGCCGCATCGGCGGCGGGTGCGGTAACGACCAGACCGATGATGGCGGTGGCGACGGTAGCGATGACGCGGGTCGAGCTGGGGATCTCGGTCTGCGAAATACCATGAAACATTGGCAGTCCTTTCAGGCGAACGCGCTGAGCGCGGTAAGCGGGGTGGAGAAGGCAAAGGCGGCGGCAGGCCCGGCGACGTCGGTGCGGCGTCCGGTCACGACCAAGCGGGCGCTCGATGCGCTGTCGCCGGGTTCGAGGGAGATGCGGCTGATCCGCGCGCGGCGTTCCTGCCGCTGCAGCGCAAGAGCTGCAGCGGCGAACACGCGGATGCGCGTCAGGTCGTTGAGCGGTTGGTCGAGCAGCTCGGGGATGCGCGAGCCGTAATCACGCCGGCCGACGCGGGTGCCGATGGGCGTGCTAAGGATGTCGGCAATCGACTGGCGCAGGTGGTCTACGCCCTCGATCAGCTGGCCGGTCTCGCGGTTCATGCCGATCATCGCTGTGGCCTGACTGGCGGCGGGACGTTCGCCCCGTGCGGTGGCGGAGGTGGCGCAAGTGGCCCCCGACGCGGCTGATAGCCCCGCCCCCTGTTCGGCGAAGCACCGTCCGCAATGATACACGCGGCGATGATAATGGCGGCTGCGATGATGAGTGCGGCGCCCGTCATCGTGGCGGACCCGAGAAGGCGGCGCCGGCTTGGACGCCGGTGTGCGTGTGCGTCTTGAGGCTCTTGCCGTCCGCGACGACATCGCCACTGGCGGTCATCTTACCCTGCAGGTCGATGTCACCCTCGACCGTGAGCGGGCCGATCAGATGGATGCCGGCCGGCGCGTTGATCAGCGCCTTGCCTCCGCCCGGCAGGACGGCGCTCAATTGGTGGGTCTCGGGATTGTAGAGGATCCGCGCGCCGTCCTCGAACTCGATCAGCGTGGAGCCGTCGCTTGCCGGGTGTGGCGCCGCGTCGGAGCTAAGGCTCCCGATGACGATCGCGCGTTCCGTGTCCGCTTCGGGCGCCAGCACCAGTACCTGTTCGCCCTCGGAAGGTGGCGACCAGATGCGCGTCTTGCCGATACGAGCGCAGAGCCACGGGATGTTGCCGGTGATCAGCTCGTCGGCGATCTGAACGGTGCAGGTGCCGGCCTTGCGGTCGACGGACGCAATGGTGCCTTCGCGGGCAAGATCACCGATCAGGCGCTGTGTGTCGCGTGGGTCCATCCCGCGACCATGCGCGGCGGGTCCAACAGTGCGAGGGCCTGCTCGTGTAGAAAGCCTTTCTACACGAGCAGGCGGGCCTTGCATCCATCAGTTGCCACTGTCATTGCCGCCCGTAAGTTTTCGGGGGGATACGAATGACGGTCGAGCCACTTGGCGCACGCGCGCGGCGTTTCGAGTACCTCGACCTTCTCCGATTACTGTGCGCCGGTGCCGTCGTTTTGTTCCACTACGGAGCCGTGGCATCTTACAGCGGCGTACTGCCCGCAGGCTTCTACTTGGTGCCGAACGTAGTCGTGTACGGGCAATTCGGGGTCCACATCTTCTTCATGATCAGCGGTTTCGTGATCACGCTGAGTGCGCGAGGCCGTGGCCCGCTGGCATTCCTTTGGGCGCGCTTTCTCCGGCTTTACCCGGCCTACTGGATTTGCTGCACAATCACCGCGCTAACGCTCCTAGCGGCAGGCCCGATACATCAGACGCTATGGACCCCAAACGCGGTCGGATACGTCGTCAACCTGACAATGCTTCAGTCCTTCCTGCATACCCCCGACGTGGACGCGGCGTACTGGTCACTTGCGGCGGAACTGCGCTTCTACGCCTTGGTTGCGCTCTGCCTGCTTGTCCGCATCCGGATCGACGCTTTGTGGCTTCTGGCTGCATGGCTCGCTGTTTGCCTGATCTCACCTTACGCTCCGCCCGTTCTGGGCAAGGCCGCAATGGTCAACTTCGCTCCGTATTTCATCATCGGAGTCCTCATCCAGCGATTGGCAGAGCCTAGACATACCGCCGTCAAACTGGCGCTGATCGGCACTGCCTTGATGCTGGTGGCTCGCTACGTGTTCCAGCAGCATGAGATCCACGTCGCCCGCAACTTCAATCCCTACGAGCCGACCATAGCTGTCGCAGTCGTGTGGGGCGGCGCGCTACTCGTGGTCGCCTGCGTATTTGCTCCACAGCCCAATGCACGCCTTACCCGCTTATTCAGCAAGATCGGAGCGACGACCTACCCTCTGTATTTGCTGCATTGCGCGTTCGGGTTCGCGCTCATGGCTAGGCTCCAGAATATGGCCCCACCCCTAATGGTCGCGGTCGGAGTGACGGCCTTGGTCGTCGCACTGGTCTTGCTCATTTCCGAGAAATTAGAGCCCAATCTTCGCAACTTGATGCGCGTTAAAGGACAAGCGCTGAGCCAAATGGTACACAAGGAGTAGCTGCAAAGGCATTAAGGATCGCTCAACGTGTCGGGCTTGATAGCTTGGATATTCTTCGCACCAGCTCGCGCCTTGGAGGCGATTGAGGCTACCCCCGGCATGGATCTGTGGATTAATGCCCCGCCGGGGGTATGTCGTGAATGTGGTGATCAGACCCACGAGCACGACAGGCTCTGTGACGACTGCTGGCGGGATCTACTGCGTTGAATCAGATTGTCTTTAAATTCGTATCAACGAACGAACGAAGTCCGGGGTTGTTGTTGTAGCCGCCATTCCAGTTCAACAGATGCGGGCCGTCGAGAGGGTGAATCCCGTCGCCTGCCTGATAGTTAGCCGCAACAGTGCGATCAAAAGCATTGGCTTGGCTGTAATACTTAACCAAGGGGTCGTTTAAGCTGGAAACATAGTCGGACAGCGCTTGCCGTATAATGACTTGGCGGGCCTCGTTGGTATTATCAAGAAGCGGCGTTCCCCCTAGAAAGATAATTCTTGTCTTTGGGTAAAAGAGTCGCTTCCACTTTACAAATGCGTCGGCATTGCCTGTTACGGTCGCGGGCGGCACGTTGTTTTGGGCGTCATTTACCGTCGTATCGTGGAATATGTCGTCCAATTGCGGGAAATTATAATCGCCCGCGCTTCGCTTTGTTTCATGACCACGACTATCCCACCCGCCGTAGGCTTTGAGAATGTAGCGATTGCTGATACCTTGATCGCGGTAGTACTGGCTTGTCAGCCACGCCTCATGGGCGCGCGAGGTCGTCGCGGTCTGAGTGCCTAGAATACTGGTGCCTATCCAAAGCAGCACCTTCTTGGCGTCGAAATTCAGGCTATCCGCTAGCTCGAAGGCGGTTCCTCCCGCCGTAAATAGGGGCGCAGCAACGGTGATCACGCCGGTTGCGGTCGCATTGCCACTCATGGTTGCGGTAGTGCCGCTGACATCAGTGACGTAGGCGTTGGTCGCTAGGCCATTACCCTGCAGCATTTGGCCCTTCACCAACGCCGCGCCCGTGACATTCGTGAGGGTGGGTGAGCCACTTGTCGCCGTCGCAACCGTCAACGCCGCATTGAAGCCTGCAGGATCGAAAAAGCGCTTGATGCCCGCGCCAACGGTGCCTTTCGCGGCATTGCTGACAAAGGTATTTATGGGCCGATCGCCGGACGTGTAGCCCGGTCCGCACTCAAACATTACGTCTTGAAACTTTGTCGACCCCGTGCCGGGATAAGCCCCCGGTGTTGGCCCTACGGTGACTCGGCCTACCACAGGCGTCCGACAGGAGAAGTTGAGCGACTGCACAAAGATGGCACGACCACCTCCAGGACTAGGAACACCGGTTGCCGCCTGCCGCCCCTGTCCCGAAGGACCGGCGTTGAACATGTCCGTCAGCGACAGTTCGCCATACACCGAGAGAGGATCACCCTCACGGTTAAGCTGCTCCAAGAGCGAGCCGTAGCCAGCAGCAGGCCGCCGCAAAAGCGAAAGAGCGAGATCGCCAGTACCTGAATCGGACATATCAGCCCTCCGCCATAGGAAGCGCAGTCGCGGCGGTCTGGCCCGTCACGAAGAGCGCATTGGTGGGGCATTCGGCCCCGGAAAGGACGCGGGTGACGCCAGCATAGAGGGGCCAGTAAAAGCCGTTCCCTGCGGCGCTGGCGATGTAGAGGCGGCCGTCGGTCGTTGGCGTGATGGCGAAGACCTTGCGGGTAGCGTTCGCTGCGATCACGGATGCGGTGCCAGCCGCTTGGGTTAGGGACAGCGGTGCAACGGTCCGATCCGTGAATGAAGTCGCTGCGGCTGCGGTCTTGAGCGTGCCGGAAAGCAAGTCTCGGACTGCAGCTAAGGTGGCATCAAGCGCAATCGCGCCGAAGGCATTACGAAGGGCCATTACTGTCCGTCCTCGATAGAGAGTGAGAGATCGCCGCCCGAGGTATTCCACCAAGCATAAGGGCCGGTTTGTTTGGGCTGGGTCGACTGGATGAAAACAGAAGGTGGCCGGTTGCCGGCGTGTTCGCCGCGGAAGCACCACTGGTCGCCAAACCCGCGCCTGCTGGCGGCGACGAACTCGCGAATGCAACGCTGGTAGCTGACCTGGTGCCCAAGCAATTGCGGGTGGACGGT